CAACTGTTGTTCCATCGATGGTAATGTTGTCTATTACTACGCCAGCGTTTGCGGTCACTGCGCCTGTTACTGCCAGAGTGCCGCCAAGTGCAGTATTTCCTGTAGCTCCAAAAGAGCCACCGACTGTGGTGTTGCCCGTAACTCCAAAAGTGCCACCAGCCGTGGCATTGCCTGTGACGGCGAAGGTGCCAGCAATAGCTGTATTTCCAGTGCCATTGGCAACGGTAAATTTGTTCGAGTCCATAGTCAGACCGCCATTCAAGGCGGTTACGCCTGTGACAGTCAGCGTAGAGTTAAGCGCAGTAGCGCCTGTCATGGTGAGCGTTCCACCTACGGCGGCGTTGCCAGCAGCAGATATACCACCACTGAGGAACAAATCTTGGAAGCGTAGTGAGTTGCTACCGATATCAACGGTATTATTGACCTCTGGTAATATAGAATTGCCGCTAATGATCTGCACAAGCTCACGCCATACTGCTGCGCCAGAGCTATTTCCTACGCATATGTATACACGGCCTGTGTTAGTGTTCTCCCACAACGAGCCTGGAGCAAAACCATCCGCAGCATCATCTCCCACTCCTGGGTTAGAAGTGTTTGTAAAGATAGACTTACCGCCTGTACCACCATTCGCTGCGGGTAGAAATCCGCTTACTGATGTAGCCAACGGAATTTTAGTACCGTTACCTGTACCGCCAGTGTGAGTGTGACCTGAAGTGGCATGGAATGCAGCTAGTAGCTGGTTAAATTCAGCGTTAATCGGGGCAGCGGTAATGGCTGTGCCGTTAACTATACTCGCTGCGGATTGTCTTACATAACCTGCCATATCTTACCTTCTCCCTGCAGCACTAAATTCAAAGACTAATCCTTGAATCGAAAATGGTTCTGATTGTCCATCGGTCACAAAGGTAGCTCTAACTGAGAAGCCGCTACCTTGAATGTCGCTTGTCATTACGGGTTTGGACGCACCGCCATAAACAACATTTGTACCGTTGTAGGTGACCCCACGCCCTGCATATGTTGTGGGCGCTCCCAATGAAGCTTGAGTGTATGTGTTGGGGACAGATGTTTCGTAATCCCCCCAATCAAAATCTACGGCGAGATTCATTTCAAACGGGCCTTCTGCCCTCACAAATGTGTTAATCTTTCGTAGCTCTTTTCGCTGCTCTGTCTCACCAAAATCTAAATAAGGAGTAGAATACACTGAGATGATGTTGGCACCATTAAAACTAGTGCCGTTGTCTTGCTTGTATACTTTGCCATCTGCGTCACCGTGCAAAATTAACTCAGTAGTGCCTACATAATCTGAGGTGCAACATGAGGCTCTAATGCCTAATAGCTGACCAAACTCCCAGCCTATAGATCCGCTCGAATTAGTCAGACCGCCAATAATGCCCACGCTCTCACCAGGAACTTGAATTGAATTGCCCACTTTAGAGGTTACGAAATACCGCACTTGCGACTTAGATCTAATGACCACGCCAGTAAGTTCTGACATATCCTCGTTAGCAATCAAATCAACGAGCGTTGATTGAATAGGCTTAGAAAGAGCCTCTAGCTCCACGTCACCGACTCGTGACGTACCCGCAACGGGACGAAAACCATCTGGGCTAAGAAACATAAGATCGCCACCGATCTCCAAAACGCTATCTCTTGCCACACAGCCAATGTTTGTGGTGACGTTCTCAAGAGCGAAGGCGTTACTAGCATTAACTGTAATCTTTTTTATATTATTACTTCCAAAGACAAACATATTGTCTCGAAATGGCTTTATCTGAACAACATCAAATCCTGCTGCTATCTGCCCAGCGCCAGCCGCTGCGGTCCAAGTATATGGATCATTTGGTGCGCTGTGTGCTATTGCCGCCCTTGTTGCTTCATGCCCACCTAGGAAGAGATGGTTTTCAAAAACATCTACGAGGCTAGGAGCATTTAGTGCTTTTGCACCACCCGCAGTACCGCCCCCACTGTTGTGGCTGTTCCCTGCTGTGTACCCACCATCGTTACCACTTTTTATCTCGCACCAGTGTGCGCCATCAAAAATAATAGCTTCATTGACGCCGTCTACAAAAACAATCTTGTTTCCAGTGCCAAAGTTAAATTGGACGTGGCGAAGACGCTGGACCGTAAGGCTGTTGGCGGTCATCGCACGGGAAGCAGAGTGGTCAAGCGTGTACTTACGCCAGCCAATATCGGGGGTGTGGAAATAGAAAGAGTAGGTAGCCGCACCCGCATCTTTTCGGGCTGCTATGACTGTATGCCCACTTGTTACGTCATTTTTAAATATTGCAACCCCAAGGATTTTACCATCGCCTGTAACTGAGCCATCGACAGTGACTGTACCATAATCAGGATCGTATTCGGTAAAGCCTGGAATGCGGCGATACCCGCCAAACAAGCTAGGTTCGTAGTTCAATAAACGTGTTGCTGAACCTGGACCACTATCCGACAAGTCCAGATGGTTCTCGTTGGAATTCAGCCCCCCTGAACATAGAAGCTTAAAACTTTGAATTTGGTCAGCCATTAAAAGCTAACCCTCGTATCTCTCACAGACGAATAGTTATTAATAAATAAGGATTGAAGGTTTTTGACTCCCTGTTCAAAAGCAACAAAAGCGGCTTGAGCCGCTTCCATGTTCGATTTGAATAAGTACAAATGGTAGAGCGCACCATCAACCAAAACGGTGTCAAAACTCTCAGGTATTCGGGTGACATCATCAAAGTTGGTGATATCAGAAAAATTAAGGAAGTAGCGGAATTTTAGAGTATACGCTTTGTCAGGCGAAGGGCTTACACCGTATCCATTTCCATGCGAAGGGAATACAAAACGAGGTATCGTGATACCCGCTGCCCCTGCGGTGTGGTCTATGTCACGGTACTTTGAGTAATACTCATCACGCTCAATAAATCTAAGTCCTGTGAAACTAGAACCTAAAGTAGCATCTGCCTGTATTTGAAACGAATTCCAATCTGCTATTTTATAAGCCGTGGGCCAGATGTACTCTTCCTGACCTACCACTAAAACGTCAGTCTCTTCAGCGGCGTTAAAAGGCCACTCAAATTCCATTTGGTTAATCTTTGCCACAGCAGCTTTGACTGCGTCTTTAATTACCGACTGAACTCCAGTAGCGGTAGCAAAATCACCATCAACGATCTCAACTTCATTGAGACGCCTGGCAACCTGATTACATAAACTAATATATGTGCTTGGCATAGCTAACCTTTAAATATGAGAATGGGGCCAGCAGTGAAGCCAGCCCCATAATAATTTATGCTAAACGGTCACGGGCTACTTCAGTACCTACTTCGATGCCTGTGTCGGCAACGTCCATCAGGAGTGCATAAACACGGATTTTGCCCGTGGTAAGTGCTGTACCTGATTGTGTTGCTAACTTAACATCGATGGTTTCTGCAGCTACAGCCAAGAGTGGGTTGTATGCAGCAGCAGGGATAGCAAATGTGCCAGCCGCTGTGCCGCTATCTGCGTCAAATCCATCAACGAAACAGTCAACGTCAACGGCTGTACCTAAATCAAGTGTAGTAGTACCTGAAGAGGCCACGGTATCTACTTGGATACCTGCGTTGAGGATTAGTGTTCCAGCAGGAACCGCAATGACAGGAATGATATCGTTTGCGGCAAGAGCCGAACCTTTATCAGTCAATGCTGTAGCATAGTCCAGAATAGTCTGAACCAGATACGGTGAACGACCACGGGAGGATGAACCCCTAGCTGCCGCTGTTGTATTATCGCCTAAACTCATTTTTCAGTTCCCCTCTAAGCTGCGTTGTATTTGGCGGTTACGATTGCTTCTGGACGAAGGATCTTCCTACCATAGAGGCTCATGCCCCTGACGATGTCAGCGAAGCTGTCTGGATCACGGTACGTCTCAACTTTGCTAATCTGTTCAGCACTTGCTACAGCGGAATCGTGACCTGCCACGACGGCTCCATAGTTTGTGTTTTGATTAGCAGTACCTGATGTACCTGCACCCGTTCCAACTGCTGGAAGATTTGAAGATGTATACACACGGAAGCCGTGGAAGTTCTTCAAAACCAAACCATTGCGAAGGCCACCAGATTCACCGAAATCGGAGTTAAATAATCTGGAATCTTCGTCACGTAGGATTTCCATAAATACAGGATCTACTACGAGCCAGCGGCCTGATGTATCAACTTGCTGTTGATCCAACAAACGAGCCATACGAGCGACAAGCATTGCTGGTGAAGCCGTTGCTGTTGGTAGTGCGGTTGCACCTGGCAGACGTGCTGCAAGTGGGATTGAATGATCACCCGCAGAACTGGTGGTAATATTTCCAAAGTCAGATTTTTTTAGCTTCATTGAACTTAAAAGTTCATCCGACCCAGCAGTATCTACAGCTTTATCACCATTAACTTGGTCATTAACTGTATTTGCTGCTCCATGAAGAGAAGCCTGTTTATAACCAGCCATGTATCCAAGAACTTCTTGGTCATGTTGGTCAGCTAAACGATGAGCCGCACGATCCGTAGCTAGACTAAGAAAGTTAACGTGCGAAAAAGATTCCTCGACGTCATCCATCTTAAAAGCAAAGTAGTTTGCTTTGTCGATTACCAAAGAAAAGTCTTCATCATCAAGGTCTTGCGCTGCGATTGTTGTACCACGACTGTACGCAGATACACTGATCTCAGGCTCCTTAATTATGCGAACTGTGTCTCCAACCGAATTCAGCTCACCTATAAAGTCACTGTTGGTTATGTCACCTGTGACTGTTGCCTTGCGAAATGCTAGTTGTACTTTTTTCGAGTAGATTATACTTGAAAAATTACCATTGGGCAGGTTGCCATGCCCTGATGCTGATTGAAATGCCATTTTATATGCTCCTTTTTGGAATGGCTGGGCCGAAACCCGACAAATCCGAAGAGGACAATTAAGTGGCAGTGATATGTGAGGGTGCGAAGACTAGTTAGTTGCAGCTAAGTAGCAGTCGGGCCTCACCACACTGGTGGACTAAACGTCTATATTCTTCTGGAAAAACAAAATTAGAGGTAGACCTTGCGGTGGCTCTGTTCTGTGTTTTGAGAATTTTAGTTCTCAGAAGATAGGTCTTTTGAAGACGTATCATTAAAGAACTGTGAAGTGGCGGGTGTGCGTAACACGCCCCGCCACTTCATCTTTATTATAACACTTACTAATGTGTATTACAACACCTTATCTAGCACCACCACTAAGGTCATAGCTAAATTTTCCATTTTGCATTGCTTCAGTAATAGCGTCTTCATGTTTTTCAAATTGAGCGTTAGTCATTTTAGAGACTTGGCTTTCAGAATACTCTGCATTCATTTTTGAATTTGGTGCAGATGTAGAGGTACGACCAATCGCCTGGGCAGCAGACTTAGAGCGAGGTTTTGCCTTACCCATGTCAGCTTTGTACAAATCGATAGCACGGGACGCAGCCCTTGCATCAGTATTGTTTTTGTACAGTGCATCTTGAATAGAGATTGGCTGTAAGGCCACCCATTCGTGAAACGCTTGATCCTGCCTAATTTCACCAAAGTCGGGATGAATTTTTAGTAGTTGTTGTTCAGCATCTTTCTTTGTCAGTTTTGTCTCTAATTGACGTAAACTTTCAAAACGCTTTGATCCCTCTTCTAGAGCATCATTAGCCCGTTTTTGAGCAATGGTATCTATGATAGCAGCCACGTCAGGATACTTCTTAGTCCACTGGTCAATCTCAGCTTCTGACTTAGGGAATTTGATCTGGCCTCTAGCCGCTGAATCTAACTGCGCTTTCATTTGCGCTAATGATTCATCTTTTTGGGCCATAAGCTGTTGGGAGTGTCTACGGAGATCACCATACCGTTTTTTGTATGTTGTGTCTTCGCCTTCAGCGGGTTGCTCTTGCACTTCTACTTGTGCCTGTGCCGCCATTTCTTCTGCGTAGTTAAGTCCGTTATCTAATTCGGATTCTTCTAATTGTCTACGATACTTTGCCATTTTTGCCTCATGGGGGCCGCTCTTTGGCGGGTAGCCCGTTAGGACATGAAGACTACTTTCTGTTTTCTAAATGCCCCTGGTGTGTAGGATGTCTCAGGATAAATCTCCTCAATTTCATCATCGTCATCCAGTTTATCGTCTACCTCAACAGCAGCGACTTCGATATCAACGCTCTCTTCAGAGACATCGTCTTCTTGGTCCTCAGAAACTTCTTCCGTTTCCTCATCACCCTCTTCACCTGCGTATTGGATTAGCCCCATATCAAACATACTCATCAAACCCATTTCGGCCTCTGATTGCATATCCATGATACTTTTTAGTCCATGCCATTTGACTACATTGGCGGGGAGAACGTACTCGCCCTCACTGATCAAAGCTTCGATATCATCAGCGACATTTTCGGCACTGCTACCCATTGGGATAGGATTGCCACTTTCAGGGTCAGACATCATACCTGTTGCCATTCCACCGTGATATAGTTCAGGCAATTCATCATCATCCATAGCTTTTTGGATGGCTTCGCCTGTGGTTTCTTCGTATTTACTTAATTTGCCGTCACCGTCTTTGTCGGCTTTTTTGCGGTCTAATTGAAATTTTTGTTTAGCCATATCCAAGCCCTCTGTTGTGGTTATTCCTTTATTGGCAGTCGCAAAACCGCCCAGCGCATACTCGTTTGTGTCAGTCATAAGACCGTCTGTTTCAGACATCTCAGAAGTCTCAGAGGCTAGAATGGCTTGGGCTTCTTGTGGCGTAGTATTTGGATCAAATGCTTGATGAGCAGAGTCATCCTCTGCCTGAAGCATTGCCCTACCTTCATCTGTAGGCTCTGCGCTGGGCCAATCGATGCCACTCTCCATTGCATTATCAATAGCGGTTTTTTGATCTACAATCTCACCATCCCATACAGTAGGGATAAGCATCTCACGCCCGTCAACTTCTACAATTATTGTTTTAACGGTAGAGAGACTTCCATCTTCGTTTTTTACCGTTTTCCCACTGGCAATATTTTCGTAGTGATGCTTACTAATAGCGTCCATTATTTAGCTCCCTGTAGCACTTCATCACGTAGCGTTCTAAATCTTCGCAACTCAGCAATAGCGCCTTGCATCTCCGAAATACGGTGTGGCTCTTTTACGGTTTCTAGTTGCTGATGGAGCATGGATATTTTACCAAGCGTGTACTCAAGCAATAAGTCCATCTGCTTTTTGTCGTTAACAAACGGCAACATTACACGGTAAAATTCTCTATCCATTTACTGTACTGGTCCCTGTGGTGCGGGTTCATTGCCGCCATTGTTGCCACCACCTTCACCAGTAAATCCTGGTGCGCCAGGTTCTGGCGCTGCCCCAGGGGCAATGTTACCACCGCCCGTTTGTGTGGGATCATCTGGATTTGGTGCGCCTTCAGCAGGTACAGCCTCTGGAGGAGGTGGTGGCATCAAGTTTTGAATCTCAGCCATCATTTTGGCCTGTATTATGGCTTCACGCTGATCATTCAAAATCTTGTCTTCATCCAAATCCATTGAGGCAGCTAACTCTCGCAGCACGTAATCATACTTAACGAATGGGGCCATCTGCTGGTTTTGCGTCATCTGCATAAACTGTAGTAAGCGTTGGCTACGAATTTCGTTTCGCATCAAGCTTTCTGTACCTCTAGATTTTACCTCAAGATCTCCGTTGGCAAACTGTTCATCAAAATTGAACTGCATATTGAAACTGAACAAAGCTTTGCCTAATGGCCCTAATAAATAATCGTCTACATTGCGAACCACGGTTTTGATGCCTTGTGCCGCTGCACCCATAAGCATCGACATACCTGAAGCTGTACGACCTACTCCTGTAATGCCCGTCTGCCCGTGAGAGAACGAGGGAATACCTGTGCTTTCATCCGATAGCTGTCGTGCCTTATCAAACATTTGTAAAAGTTCATTTGATACATTCGGGAACTTAGTTCCATAGATGCTTTGCCCTGGCGCACCTGCTTGTCTCCGAAATATTTTGCCTGGGTACACTGATAAGTCCTGCCCAGGGACTAAGTTTGTCTCATCGATCTCAATAAGAAGGTTGCCCGAAAGAGCGGCATTATCCACCGACATTCTCATAAAACCATTCATAAGAAGCTGGGTGTCCATCATGTTCTCAGCCACGCCAATGCCAAAAAGACCATACGGATTGAGTTCATATGGCACGGCACAGTAGGGGATACGTGTGGGTGTGAAGGGATTAAGAACTAAACGTAGTATCTGCCCGTTACAGATCCAGCAGTTGACCTCAACCTGGTCACGATCCTTTAATTCTTTAGGGATATCTACTTCAGCTTCTTCAGCAAGCTCAGAATCTAGTATTCCCCAGTATTCAAGCACTTCAAAGCGTTCTATCGTGCCTGTCTGGTTATTATCCTCTAATGAATCTTCCCAGTACTCACGGTTGTAGTTTGGGCCGTATTCAACTGCTAATTCTATGCTTTCCTCACGAAAATGTGGGCGTTTTTTGAGATTGCGTAGTTGAGTGCGGCTTAATCGGTGTCGTTGGACAGTATACTCAGCTTCCAACATATTTCTGGCATCAGGGTCAGGGTACATATCCCAAATACTTACATATTCAATCTTAGGGATGGTTTCAAAGAGCGGATCGTAGTTACCTTCTTTGTCCCAGCGAGGATACTCTTTATCTTGGGCAAACGGGCCTTTAATTATGCCTGTGCCAAACAAAGCGCACTCAAATGCTGCAGAACGTAGGTGCTTATCGGCGTTGGTTTCTTCCAACTGATCGTGCATCTTCTTTTCCATTAGCTGGGCCGCACGTTTGGCTGGCTCAAAGGTAATGGAACCAGGGTTTGTACCTGCACCTGCCTCAAGTTCGTTCTTAATTGGCTCTAACTTGTCTTTGTACAGTCCAAGCTCTTTAGCTATCTCAGGCCGCACCACATTACGGGGGACTTTATAGTCTACGCCGACTTGTTCTTTAACCTTTTCGTCCGTTAGTGCGTTAGGGTCAAAGTTAACAGCATCTGCTACGTTATTCGGGTAGCGCCGTGCTTCCATACCAATTGGGAACTTACTCCCAGCGAACAGAACATCAGTCATTTGAGCGTATGCAGCTAAAACCTTAGTTTTAGTGATCTTAACAAACGCCTGAGACTTCTCTGTATCCGTAAATTTCACTTCAGGGCCGTATATACCCCTGTAGTTCCTATATGCGCCCAGCCAGCGGGTTTCATCTTGTAGTCGATGGTCTTTAGAACGGCGAAACTGGTCTGAAATGTAAGATGCTAGACCAGAGTATTCAATATTCTCCTGCTCAACATCTCCTTCTTCATCAAGAGAGACTACGTTGTCTGCCTCTGTAGTATTTTCAGTATCTAAACCAGTTGGTTTGTCCATCAATGCCATATTTTAATATCCAAAAGTTGAATCTGAGGGTTGGTAACGCTGTGTCGGTATGCCTTTGCCCATGTCGAAGGGGGAGAATGCACGGGGTCTACTCATAACGCCGTACCTGATACTGTCGTAGGTATGGTCTGATGCGTACCGTTGATCGATATCGTCTGTGCCTTTGGGGCAAGAAGGTATCACAGGAAGGTCAGCAATAATTTGTCTGCAGGTGTTAAAGAAAACGATCCCTGGCTGCTCTGTTACGTCATCTACCTTGAGCCGTTGGTGCAGTTGGTTTTTACCTGCTACTCTGGACCCTGCGGATCTATCACTAGGACGCCATTTGCATCCCATTCCTATCATCTCTTCAGCTATGCTGGGGCCGATCTGCCCCCGTGAATGCCAACATGAACTGTCTAGGATTCCAAACTTAATACTGTCACCTTTTTCCGCATCCAGTACTGCACGTCCAAGGTCTTTTCCTGTATGTTTGGAGACATAAAGCTCACGATAAACAATTAGTGTTTCGTAGGCAGGGTCTATGGCAAACCAGTGTACCGCACTGTAGCTGCTGTATCCGTAGTCTGCTGATCTAAACTTCACCCAGTTATCTGGTATATCGAATGGTTCAATTACATGGGATGCCTGACTAAATTCCGTGAATGCAGCGCCGTCTGCTACAGTCCAATCACCGTCTAATAACTGACGGCGTTGATTTTCAGGTAGAGATAGTAAGTTAGCTTCGTACTGACCGTCTTCTGATAGGTAGGGGTTATCTGAAAGTTTGCTAGGAATAAAACGGCGCTTGAATAATGCCTGTCCTGCTTTTTCATGGCCTTTAGGGTAAACTAATCTTTCACCCGTTTCTATGTCTGTTGCGTCAAAAGCCTGACCTGCTGGCGCTGGGTCAATGAACATTTTTTTAACCCAGGAGTGACCGTTTGAGCCTGGGTTAGTGGTTGCACGAACACAGAGTGGCAAGTTGGGATCTGTAGTTCTTAACCTACTCAACATATAAAGATAACTGTAGCTTGAGGGGTGTTGAGTTAGCTCATCCCAGCCTATCCAACAAAACGCCTGACCCTGATACCGCATTACGTCTTCTGGGCGCTCTAAGTACGTCATCCATAGTCTTGCTCCAGACGGGAACGCCCACTGGCTCTTCTTCTCCTGCCATTTCGCTCCTGGGTACGCTTTCGGGTATAGTTCTTGTGATTCAGAAACCAACTGACGCAGTTCATCGTTTGTGCGGCGAAGGATGAGTCCACTGAATGCAGCATTTGAAAAATAGCGCATGGGATCTGCGAGTAGACTGTACGATTTGCCGCCACCTGCTGCGCCTCCAAATAACACTTCTCGTTCTGATGCTGCAAGGAAGTCTGTCTGTGGCCCAGGGTTGGGTGCGAATATGATTTCTTGAGTTTGTTTTTGTATGGCAATGGAGCCAAAGTCGAGCGTTTCGGAAATGGTCTTTTGTTCATCCGTACCCTCTAGTTTAGCCAGCTTCTTTTCAGTCATAGTCAGGACACGCTTTGCGTCTGACTTCTTGCGCTTTACCGCTGCTAGTTTCTTTTCGTCACGGGTTTTAGGGCGGGTTTTCTTTCGCTCTTTAGATAACGTCTTTTGCCGCTTAGACTTTGGCCTACGCTCTTTCCAAATGTTGATAATGCCCTGGTGGCTTATCCTCACTCCTGTCTTTTCAGACAACCAATCAGCTACTCTCCGACTAGAGTGGCCCTTCTCTAAACCGTCTAAAGCTTCTTCTACCCAAGCAACCATTTCTAGGTCAGGTACAGCTAATAGAGGATCGTCAGGGCTTTCTAGATACGCATAGGGAAGCTTGGCGGTGCTATTTATTCTTTTTTTATTCTGCCACATCCTGTTTTGGTGGTAAAATAAAGATACCACCACCTGTGTTGCTTACTTCGATTTGTTCTTTCTTCACCAAGCCAGATCGATCTAGTACTTCCCGTGCTGCTGAAATAGCGTTTCTTGCGCCTAGGGAGCCAGGGTCTTCCAATACATTAATAATTCCGTGGGCAGCTTTAGGAGCATTCATTGCAAGCATCATGGATGCCTGTTCTACAATTTCGTCCTTTAGAGGAGTTACCACCTCAGACGCTTTTGTACTGGATGCGTAACCTGCCAGGTTCATAGCAGTGCGAATATTGCCTTGCGCTTCGCCCATCAAACAATCTAAAAACGCTTGCTGCTTTTCAGAATACTCTTTTGTTAGTTCAGTCATCCCATCGTCCTCATATAGACAAATCCTGCGCCCACCGCTGCGGTCAGTACAATCCACCAGATACGTTCCATAAACCGCAGGGCGTGTCCTCTGGACGTGGTAATCTGATCAAGCTTTGCAACACGATCCCACATTAACTTCTGTTCATCGTCATAATGATCCATCCGCTTGAACAACGTAATCATACGTTCTTCCATTCGGGCTAGGGTCACCACTGCGTTGGATAGTTTGTCCAATTTATCCTCAATCCGTGTGAGGCGTTCATCAGTCACGATTAGGTCTTCTTTTCGTTCTTTGTAGCAATCGTGTGTGCCGCTGAAAAAGATTTACCTGCTACCATTGCCGCTCTCATAGCTTTCATATGCTTTGCGGTGTGTTGCTTTTTATGCTCTTTCATTTTCGTCTCTTGGGCTTTGGTCAGTTTGGTCATGCTTTTGCCTTCTTCTTTTTAGCTTTATTTTTTTTAGAATTGGGCCAACCAGCCTTCATGTCTGCATAAGCTTTAGTGCTTACAGTAGACTTCTTTTTAGAACGGCTTTTCCCACTCTTCTTTTGGGCGTTCATGTTATCAACTAAGGACATTTAATCACCAATTCTTGCAGGACCAAAAACGAGCAGAAAGCTTGGATGGCTTGTCTGTGTCGCATCTATGCCTCGCTCTAAAACTCTTACGCCGTTTAGGATTAGACTTTTTAATTCTCATCTCTGAATCGCCGTACCGCACGATCTTTTCTTTTCCATCGTCACACGCCTTAACTACAAACTTCTTAGGGCCGTCTGGAGTGCGCTTGGGCTTGTTGCACTTCATTTTAGATTTATCGATATTAGCCATGCTCAAACCTACTTCGTGTAGAAATAATAAAAGACACCAACCATACTTAATACTAAGGTAAGTAGGCCACCGAAAACTAATATGTTCTCCCGCATTTCCTCAGCGTCTTGTTGTCGTTTCTTGGCTGCGGCCCGTCTGGATTTTCTAGCTTCGACTTGGTATAAGATCCAATCGTCAAACAACCCTGGGCGTCCATACAGCCGCATATGACTTTCAAGCTCACGGCGTTGTTCTTTTATCTTGTCTAGGGCTAAGAAGGATTCAAAGTCGTTTGTTTCCTTACCCATGAACTTGTTAAAGACTGAATTCTTATCTTGATCAGCTTGTGACTTGAGCTTTTCCTCTGCCCCTATCCAATCACCAATCTGCTTTCCTACAGCGGCTAAATCACGACCATTGCCTATAGCGGTTTTAATGACCCCGAATGCTGCATTCGCAACTGCTAACTCCGCTAACATCTGCGTCTCCCAACACATCAAACAGATAGTAATTAAGTGGCTTGTCCCACCTCAAAGCATTTGGCACGGCTGATAGCCCTGGTGCGCCTACTCAGAGCAACCATCTCTCTAGTAATTGAGATCTGGCATTCTTGTTCTGAAAAAAAGAGGCCACCTGTTCTTGCCATCATACTGCAACTAAATATGTCAGTAGGTTGAAGGCAGAATAGAATGACCCCTAGGTACACTATTTCTTTTTCTTGGACGCCATGCCGCCATGACCATAGCTCATAGGCTTCTTCTTTTTCATAGCCATACCGCCCATGTTCATCTTTTTAGCAGCGCCTTTTTGAGTGCCTGGATTTGAAGCGCCCATTTTTGTTTTACTCATCTTCATTGCCAGTATCCTTGTCTATGTAATGATCTGCTTTTTCGATCTTTGTTGTTGCGGAATCGTAACCAAAGAATTCATTGTACCCACGAAATATTAGATCATCTTCCTGGGATTGCTTTAGGGTGATAAGACCTTCTTCAAGAAGATACCTCTTCACGCTATCAAGACTTAGTTTAATGCCTGTAGCCTGTAGAATTGCTGCTCGAATGTATATTAGATTTACCATGAGGTTCCTTAAACGGAACTACCCCAATGCTTATATTGTAACATTAGTTCATTAGTTACGTCAATACCATAATTAATTATTTAGCTATGGTTCATTATTAGGGTAGACAATACTGATTTTTGTTGTATAATAGAGTAATACTCCCCCCCCCCATATATATAATAACCCTTATATATCTTTATATATGATCCTGCGGATATCGCTCCTGGTGATACCTATGTCTTTAAGTTCATAGTCTTTAAGGTTTTGTAG